TGGACTTAAATGAGACACACTAGACGATAGAGACATTTTATAAGTAAGTGACTCAGATACATTGTTCAAAGTCTCATTAATACTAGATGCAATGAATTTTTGATTAGTAAAGTAATGTGGTTCATTCAAGAATGTTTTTTCATAACTTGCTTGTGTGTATGATGTGTAATTTACAGATCCAGAATCTACAGGAACTACATTAGTTGTCTTAACCTCTGTGTTTAAAGTTGTACCTGTAAATGATAAGTATGATACTTGTGGATATAATGTCTCAAACTTTCTATTGAATGTAGCATATACCATATCTCCACCACCAATAGCATTACCAGCAGCTTGAGAACTTGACTGTATGTTATATGTGTCAACACCAGAGTTACTTACTTGGAATAATGTGCTGTTCAAAATAGATGCAGTCACACCACCAATTTCTTTAGCAGTTCTATAGAACACATAAGAATTTCCAGTAGTCTCAAATCCATGATCTCTATGATTTACTTTAACAATAGAGTTGTTATTTTTGAATAACTTAGAAGTTGAGTTAGTGTTAGCACTAGCGTTTGTTTCAAATGGATTTGCTTCTAAAAGTTCATACCCAAGATCTTCATTCTTGACTACAAGTTCTGCTGGTCTAGATGTATTAAACTCTGCACGATACATTGTAAACTTAAGATCCTCGAAGATATCCTCAGTCCAACTTTCGGTATTCTGGGAACGGTATACCGAACCTAAACCTGGTTGAGTTGTGATGACCGTACTTGTTGCTATGTCGGTTTCCCCTAACTTAGATGACCATAATTCATAATCAATAGAATCTGTCTCAATTACAAGTGCATACTCTGTATCATTTTGTAGGTACACTGGATAATCAAATCCAAAATGAGTAGGAGTTGTTGATTGTGTAACACCCTCTGTATCAACCGCTACACCCATTCTAACTGCTGGTGTATCTATTTCTATAGATGTTACTATTTCACATCCTCCAGCACCATTTCCGACGCCTTTCACAACAACTGATGGTGCTTCTGTATATCCAAAACCTGATAATGAAACTTCAGCATTGTATATTTGTCCATTAGAAACTTCAATACTTGCTGTAGCAGTAGATCCGCCAGGTAATTGTGGACTCTCTATTGTTAGAATTGCACTGTCGTAATTTTGACCAGGATTTGTAACTCTAACACCTGATAATTTACCACTATCTTTTGCGATAGCAAGAACAAAATCTGTACCATCTGTTGCATTAGCAAGAGTTACAGAAGGGATAATCAAATCTTCATTTGGTAAGAATGATTTACCATTATGATTACTAAGAACAACTGTATAACATTGTTCATTTGTAAGACTATATCTACCAGATGCAGTAGCAACTAATTCAACATTGTTCTTGTCAAATACTTTAAGTATAGGACCTGAAGCAGTAGAAGATGCACCAGTTACATTTTCTCCTTTTACTATAGACATATTGCCACTAGCAAAACACTTGAGGAATGTATTGGGTGTTAATGTTTTTTCACTACCAGGTACAATATTTTTCGCTGGTTTTTCTGCATCTACATTTGTGATGTATGTTTTAATAGGAATTGTTGCACTCTTCTTATTAAAGTACAAATCAACACCAGTTATAAAACAACCACCATCTAAGTTCTCTACTTTGAATGTTTGTGCAAGAGGATTAGGTCTTACAGGATTGTCAGTATTACTTTCAATTAACTGAACACCCTCATTAGATTTAAAGATAGAAGGTTTTGTAGATACAATACTAGATGGATTCTCAGGAAGAATACCTGTAGCATAATACTTAACTTCTGTGTAACTATCTACATCTGTTTTTAATGCATTAGTAGGACTAGATGTAAATCTAAATGTTAAAGTTCCTACAGTAAAGTTCAATGCCTCTGCTGATGCATCATATCCAACAGTATCAATATCTCCACCCCATATAGCATTTTCATTAGGAGGTGATCCTGCTGGTAATATAATCAAACCACTAGCATTACCATATTCATCTGTAGTAATAGAACCATTAAATGCTGACAAAGAGTTTCCTGCAATACCAGTATATCTAAGGTCAGGATTAACCCAACGACTAATATCTCTACCTTCTAAGAAAACATATAATCTTGTATTGGGTTTCATCCTACCAACTTTAAATTTGATAGGTACACTTCTTGCAAAGAATGATAATGATGTAGAAACAACACTATCACCCACAGATTTGGTTTGTAATCCTTTACCTACTTCGTTATTTTGAGGACTGATATTAGAAGAACTTCCAACAGATGCAGTCTGTACAGATGTATTAGCAACTTGTGTATTAACTTCTCCTAATGAATTGATAGCAGTAAATGATGAAGTAGCACCTACCCAGTTAATAACAAATGAATTATGTAAACTAGAAAAACTTTCTTTTACACTTTCTTTTGCTAAGAATATATTGAATAGATCTGTATTTGTATCTACAACAACTGGTTCTATACTTGAATCATACCACTGATCTATTGATGGGGATATGTCACTATCACCAACATATTGTAGTACAACAAATGGATTCGGATTTACTGTAGATGATGCAAAATTGTTACTTAATAAAGACAATGGAGAGTATGGTAATGTAACCATATGTCCTGTCTTCTTATATCCAGAAACTGCTCTTTGATCTTCTCTTGTATTAACTTCTACTAATCCTATAGAATCTTCTTTAGATTGTGGACGTAGTACAGATTGTTGAGCGTCAACAGCACAACGATAATCTAATGACTTAAGATTACCAACTTTATGTGCTTCAAAATTATCAACAACAAAACCAGACTTGAATCTGTCTAGACCAATCTCATCCTTAACTTGCATGTTAAGTGCTTGCTGTTCTAGTATGCTAAGTGTTGTGTAATATTCTAGTCTTTCAATACGCTTCTCTAACTTACCGATATCACGCATTGTGTAACGACGATTATCTACAGGAGTAATTCTTACATCTTTACTTGTCTTAGTAAATGCAGGAATATATGCGTAGAACAATGGCACCGCATCTTCTATTGGATCTGGTTTGGTTGGGTTGAGAGATGAGTTACCTTCGTTAACTACAAAATTACCTTTCTTATCTAAGAAGATACCATCAATACGATCCAAGTATTGAACTTGACTGAATGAGAATGTATATTCTAAATTCTTATCAGGAGCAGGACTACTTGCAACAATAGCACCAGCACCAGAGAATGATCCCTCTGTTCTTTCTAATGTAGATGTATCAAGGAAACCTGGTATAATAGCAGTACTATCAACCTTAGGTCTAAAGTCAATTACATTCTTAAGTTCTGTAATACCAAGAACAGATGAGTCAAATGTTGGAATCTCATCTTCAGATACTCCTGCCTCATGTAAGTAACTATCAATTGTGCAGAAGTCTCCTTGTGAATGCTCAAAGTAATCAAAAGAAATTACAAGTTGTCCAGTTGTTTCTTCAAAACCTGGTTTTAAAACAATACGTGATACGTCATATATTGTATCTCTCTGTCCACTATCGAATGTATATCTTGATGTTACATCAGTACCAGAAATTATATTACCAGCAGTATCAATCTCAGGAGGTTGTGATGATGTACCTTCATAGACATAGTTTAATTTAAAGGCATCTGCATATGATAAAATTTCTACAACTTCTGTATCGTAGTCTGTACCTCTCAATGGCACAACACGGTCACCAGCAGATGTAACTGTAATTCTCTTATTTCTTACTACTGTCTTGAGTCTTGGTTTTGCATTTGATACTTCAAGAGTTGCAGTAAGTTTTAGTTTAGGAAATGCTCCATTAGAAGGAATAGTTCCAAAATATGATGATGGTAACTGTAAACTAATACTACCTGATGTAAGACCACTAGCAGTATCTGTAGCAGATGAAATATCTACAACATCTTCTGGAACATAAATGATATCACCTTTTATTATGTCAGGTGCATCACCAGGATCTAATACAGTAATAATATAATTCTCTTCAGTAAATGCAGCAAACCTTTGTGTACCAAATGGTAACTGTGCAGCAAATGTAATTGTACCACCACCTGTAGTTGCAGTAGTTACAAAATCTCTACGGAAGTAATACTTAATCTTAGTATCATCTCCACCAGCAGAAATTTGAGAAACTTGTTTACTACCAGTAGAAAATAGTAATGTGCCACTTGCAGCATTGTCTACCTTTGGACGTAATCTTACAATACTAGCATTAGTGACTGCACCAGGTAAAGCTGTATCTAAGTAAATTCTAGATTTATATGCTCCTTCTTGTTCTGTTGCATACTGAACAATAGATCTAACAAGATTATTATCATCATCTGAGAATTGTACAAGATCACCTTGTTGTACAGCAGTAGATGCATCAGCACTGAAACTTGTTGATTCAATAAATGTAGATCCTTGTGAACCAAAGAATGTATAGTCAGTTACAGTCTTAATCTCAGAATACTTTTGACTATCTACAACAACGTCAGCAGAGAAATCATTTGCATTTCCAGAACCATAAGAACAACCAATAGACTTAACATTTTGTGGTGTGTATGTTGTTACTGTATCTCTGTATAAAATAGGAACAATACTTGCAGCAGCATTAGGAGCAGATGAACCCTCTGGATTTTTTACAGTAATAGCAGGAGGTTGAGCATACTCAATACCCACAGCAGATCTATTAGCAACAGATGCTTTATAGAGTTTACCATCTGTGGTTCTTGAAAGTTCTATTTTAGAACTATCAAATTCTAGACCATTAATTAATAAAGTAGCACCATCAGCATATCCTAGTCCTCTATTTTGAATTATGAAGTGTGATATTGTATTTTCTTTTGCAATTCTTACAGTTACACCACCCTCATCTCTGATTGTTTCGCCAGGTAAGAATCTACCAGATAGAGTCTTCACATATAGTAGTACACCTGTACTATAAACACCAGATGCAGTTCCTTCTACAACACCATAAGCACCACTTGTAATACCAAATACATACTTACCTTCATCAAATGCATTAGTTCCTGTAGGAACAGATTCTAAAACTATCTTAGTAAAGAACTGTGGATCAAAGTATGAAAATCCAAATGTTGTATTGTATGCATTAGTTCCTGCAGCAAGACGACCTCTAGAAAGAACGATGTCTGAATCTGAATTAAATCCAGAACCTCTTTGCTTCAAGAAGAAGTTATTTGGTTTTACTTTACCAATTACAGGAGTAATAGTAGGAGAATAATCTACTACAAATCCAAACTCATCTCCTGAGTTTGTTTGTGCATTTGCTTCTGTTAAGAAAATCTTTCTCTTAAATTCAGTATCTGATAAATCATACTCTAACAATAACTGTTCTAATTCATTTTTAGGACCGAATACTGTGAGTTCTAAAAATTGAACAGATGTTGATGGATTAATAAGTGGTTTATTAGTAGTGGCAAAAGATAATGTTTTGAAAGAACCAATTGCTGTTGGAGTACCAAGATCACTTCTAGTTTTGATGTAGAACAATTCAGCAAACTGACTTTGGAATGTTGCATCTGTTACAGCACCTATAAGAGTTGTAGTATTTGTTATCTGAAGTGTAATAGTTTTAATACCATCATCAGGAGTAAAGTTAAGACCTCTTCTACTGATTGTTTGTCTATGATCTGTAGATAATTCTGTATTATTCAATCCTACAGAACCATCGTTAAATGTGCTGTATAAAAATGTATCAGGATACGCAGTAAGATCAGATCCCTCTTTGTTTAGAGGAACACTACCAAA